ATTTACCATCGACTTTAACAATGACTGGGCATCAAGCCAAGTTATGCAAACATTAAATGCAGCATTTGGTACAACTTTATCAGTATCAGTTATTACTGTTAAAGGTACTGCCGTATCAGCTGCTAACCCAACCTACCAATTCTCAATATTGGTAAACAACCTAACTCCACTAGGTCAGGGTGGCGTGGCTGAAATTGCAACTTCTTCAATGACATTTACAGTAAACTCCGTGGTAACAGTATCGCCATCAGTGGCGTTCTAATCAAGGAGTAAAAATGGCAAAGCTAAAGATAACAAGGGCTAATGGTGATATATCTGAGCACAAGATAACACCAGGTGTCGAGTACGCTTTCGAATTGAAGTACGGCGCTGGAATTTCTAAAGTCCTACGTGAGCACGAAAGGCAGACCGAAATCTTTTGGTTAGCTTATGAATGCTTGCGTAGGTCTGGCGCACAGATACCTTTATGGGGTACTGAGTTTATTGACACTTTAGAAACTGTAGAGGTCTTAGACGAAGAAAAAAAATAGCAAGGCGTGATTCACTGGTTTATAGCATCGCTGCATTAAGCGTAGAAACTGGGATAGCGCCAAGTGAGTTTATTAATATGGACTCAGAAATGATTAATGCAATAGTGCAGGTTTTGAACGATAGAGCCAGGAAGGTCCAAGATGCCAGTAGAGGTCGAGGTCGTAGGCGTTAATGACGTCTTAAAAGGCTTGACGTTTATTGATGAGGATTTATACAAGCGTGTTAAAGCTGCAGTTAATCCTTTAATGAAAACTGTAGAAGCTAAGGCTAAAGGATTTGTAGCAAGCAATACTGATGTACTGTCTGGCTGGGCTAAACCAATTCAATCAACTGTGGATTATCGACCATTTCCTAAATATGATGAAAACCAAGTACGTGGCGGCATTGGATTTAAGGAAGGCAAGAATAGGCAATTTAGTAATGGCTACCAGGTAGAAAGTTATGTCTATAACATAAGCGCAGCTGGTCGTATTTATGAAACTGCAGGTAGATTAAACCCACAAGGTAGAGCACCATTTACATCTGTTTATGAAGGCAGTAGCACAGTTGCCTATAAGCAATCTGGTAGTGCTAAAAGTAGAAGCCGTGCTAGATCAGCCTACAACTCTAATAATCCATTTGCTGGCTATCAGTTTGTTACTGATTTACCTACACTTACATCACAGCCTAGAGTTAAAGGTGTTAGAGGACAAAACAGCCGTAAGACTAAAGGTCGCTTAATTTACAAAGCATTTGCGCAAGAAAGTGGCGGCATTTACGAAGCAATAGCAAAGGCCGTTAATGAAGTAGCAACATACTTTAATAAATCTACAGATAAGAAGGTCGCATAGTGGCCAATGTAGTCGTATCGGCAGTTAGTACCTATAATAACAAAGGCCTAAAGCAAGCCAAAAAAGAATTAACAGCATTTGAAAAACAAACCCAAGCATTAGGTAGAACCTTTAGACGTGTATTTGCTTTAACAGCGCTTACTGCATATAGCAAAAAAGCAATTAACGCATTTGCAGCCGATGAAAAGGCAGCCAAGTCTTTAGAGATGCAATTAAAGAACACTGGGTATGCATTTAGCGCACCAGGTGTAGAACTTTATATAGCCAATTTACAAAAGGCTACAGGCGTATTAGATGACCAATTAAGGCCAGCATTTCAACAATTACTAACAGTTACAGGCTCAATTACTCAAAGCCAAGAAGCATTAAACACAGCTCTAAATGTTGCAGCAGCTACTGGTCGTTCTGTAGCAGAAGTTAGTGCGGCTATTGCTAAAGGTTATACAGGACAAACATCTGCATTAACTAGATTAGGTGTAGGCCTAAGTAAAGCCACATTAAAAACTGGCGATATGGATAAGATTTTAGGTGAATTAAACGATAAGTTTGCAGGTCAAGCAGCGGCCAGATTAGATACATATGCTGGCAAAATGGATCAGTTAAGAGTTGCATCAGCTAATGCAGCCGAGGTTATAGGTAAAAGTTTATTAGACTCAATATCTAATATAAGCAAAGGCGGCACTATATCCAGCCTTGCAACACAAATTGAAGATGTCGCTAATTCTGTTAGTTACTTAATACGTGGCGTAGGTGAATTAACTAAAGAATTGAAAGGCTTAGCAGGAGTTAAAATACCTACTCCTGGCGGTGGTAGTTTCTTAGATTTTATATTACGTAATGCACCAATAATAAGTTCATATTATTCTGCAGGTAAAAGAGCAGCAGGTGCGGCAGCAGCTAGTAGGCCAGCAGCCGATACACCAGCAGAAGGCCGTATCCTGGCAGCACAAAGAAGGCAAGAAGCTAGAAATATTAAAGAAATTAACCGACTACGCACGCAAGAAATTGCTAAGTTAAAAGAGAAAACAGCCGTAGATAAGTTAAAAGATCAGTTTGACATTGAGCGTATTGGTTTAACTAAGGCACTTAATGAAGCCACCGATGCTGAAACTAAATTACGTTTACAGGCTCAAATAGCCATATTAGATAATAACGAAGCACTGGCCAAAAAGATATTAGCAGAGTTAGCGGCAGCCGAAGCAGCCAAAAAGTTAGCGGCTACTTATGACCAAGCATTAGAATCTGTTAAATTAATGAATGCTCGTATAGCAGCATTTTTAACTGAGATGGCTACAAAAGGTTACACAGTGCCAGGTGCTACAAAGACTGGTGGAGCAGTAACTTATGACACAGCATTAGCAGTAGTTAGATCAACTAATAACAGAATAGAAAACTTTTTAGATCAATTCAAATCAACATCGAGTGCAGCACAAGTTATAGAAGAAGCAGGAGTAGTTGGGCCAAACTTCAATGCAGGTAGATTTAGAATGGGCGAAGAACGATCAATGCAAGACGTAAATATAACTGTAGATGTAGCACAATCTGGTGATAAGTTTGCAGCATTAATAGCCGAAAGTATTCAGGTAGCCACTAAGTCTGGTATTTCTTATGGGGTAGCAGGTGGCTTATAGTGGCAATACCTACAGTTAATGCAATAATAAATTTTAGTACAGGGCCAAGTTTTGCCCAGGCATTCATAATCGGATCAGGCATATTAGGCACAAACGTATTGGCTGATTCTGCAGCTGTAATCGTTGATGTATCTAACCAGGTAAATCGTATTGAAACCAAGCGTGGCCGTAATGCTTTAATTGATGAATTTCAGACTGGCACACTTGCCTTACGTATAGTAGATCAGAATGGTGACTTTAATCCTGAGAACCCTGCAAGTCCGTATTATACCTATTTGACCCCTATGAAGAAGGTGCAGATAACAGCTACCTATGGTTCTACAACTTATCCTATATTTTCTGGGTTTATTACAAGCTACGTTACTACTTATCCTAGAGAAGCAGAAGATGTAACCTATACAACCATAACTGCCGTTGATGCTTTTAGATTAGCTCAAAATGCGCAGATAAGCACAGTTACAGGTGCTACTGCTGGTCAGTTATCAGGTACTAGAGTTAATGAAATATTGGATGAGATTTCATGGCCAGCCACCATGCGTGATGTTGATGCAGGTTTGACTACATTACAGGCAGACCCAGGAACTAATCGAACTGCTTTAGCTGCATTAACTACTGTTAGTAATAGTGAGTACGGCGCACTATATGTAAATGCTAATGGTGAGTTTGTATTCCAGGATAGAACTGTCACAGTCGGCTCTATTGCTGGCACGCCCACAGTTTTTGCTGATGATGGCTCAGGTATTGAGTATAACGATGTAGCCTGGGTGCTAAACGATGTGCTTATTTTTAATAAAGCTACTATAACTAGATCAGGTGGTACTGCTCAGGTAGCAACAAATCAGGCAAGCATAGACAAGTACTTTCTGCATTCTTACTTCTTAAATGATTTACTAATGGAAACCGATGCCGTAGCTATGGATTATGCCAAGGCTTATGTGGCCAGTAGAGCTGAGACCACTATTCGATGCGATGCGGTAGTCCTAGACCTATACACGCCTAACTACAATTCAGGCATTATTGCAGCTTTAGATTTAGATTTCTTTGATCCGATTACAGTCAAGACTACCCAGCCAGGTGGGTCAGTCCTGGAGAAAACCCTGCAGATTTTTGGCGTATCTATGGCAATTACGCCGAATAGTTGGAAAACCACGTTTACAACGCTAGAACCTATCATTGATGGGTTTATAATAGGCAACGTGAACTATGGCGTACTAGGTCAAAACGTTCTATCTTATTAAGGAGTAATAATGGCAACAGGATTTCCAGCAAGCACAGGTGATGTACTAAGTGCTGCTATGTTTAATGGCTTAACTTCATTTACTGTAGGTACTGCAAACACTGCAGATTATACACCAGTACTTAATGAACAGTACCAGGCATTAATTCTTATGAATAAGGCAACCGCCGTAAACTTCACAATTCCGACAAATGCCTCAGTTGCATATCCTGTTGGCACAGCTCTAACAGTATTAAATATTGGTGCTGGAGTTTGCACAATTAAAGCAGTTACGTCAGGTACAACCACAGTTAATAGCGCTGGTGCTGTAGCTGCCCAACCTACATTAGCTCAATACAAAACAGCCGTCTGCATTAAGACTGCTACTGATACTTGGTATGTGGTAGGCGGAATTGCTTAATACAATCCTTGGTAGTTTTTCGTCAGGCGTAGCCCCTGTTACTAGTAGTTACGAATCTATTGCTACTGTAACTGTTGGCTCAGGTGGTGCTGCCAATATTGAATTTACTTCAATACCTGCTACCTATACTCATTTACAAATTAGGGCTATTGCCAGAACTGATA